CCAAAAGATTTACCAAAAGATGGTAGCAACCCAGGTGGATCGCAACCAGCAGTGGCGCCAGATGCAACAGCTAAAGCACCGCCAGCACCAAAAGTATCGAAAGAATTGTTTATACAAAGTGGTACTAGTGCAGCAAACTTTAATGTGCCTCAAGCGAAGAAAAAATATCCATCACCATACATTGTAATTCCTCAAAAAGACGGAACAGTTATACACGGATTTGGTAAACCAGCAAACTTGACAGCATATCAAAAAACTAAAAAAGGTTCTAAGATTGTTGACAAAAGCACAGCAACAGCTACACCACCAGCAGGTATGGCGGCTGACAGAGCACCACAAGTACAAGCAGGTGAACCTAATGCCAATGCAGATGCACAACAGCGCGGAGTACAAACAGCAAGTAAGGATAACAATATGAATAAAAAAGCAATTAAAGAAGCATCAATGAATATTTCCATGAACGGAAACAATTCAGCAGAAGTTGCTGAATTATTGAGTATGCTTAAAAACGCAGGTATGCCTAATGCAGAACCTGTAAGTAGTATGATGGACGAACCACCTATGGATAAACATGACGACATGGTTTCTAAAATTAAAATGATGGAACCACCAAGTGATGAATCACCATGCGGTATGGGCGAAGAAAATATTGAAGAATGGGAAAATACTCCAGACGGATATAGAGACGAAGAAGAGTATGGCACAACGCAGTCTATGACAAAAGATGCAAGTGGCGGAATACATAGACCCAAAAAATCATATCCTGCTACACAAGATGGCGATAACCCAATGGCGTTAGAAGCATCAATTAAAGAGCAGCTATATAAAGCATTACAAGAAAAATTATCAAAGTAACTACCTTTAAGGTAAAATCAATAGCGTCGCGAGGCGCTATTTTTTTGAATAAATATTGATATGGCAACTTCATTAGATGGCGTCTTAATTAAAAAGGCGAATAAACAAGAAACTTTTACAAATGAGCAGATTGTAGACTTGCAATCTTGTATGGATCCTGATAAAGGGTATCTATATTTTGCACGTAAGTTTGCATTCATACAACATCCTGTACAAGGTAAATTGATGTTTAATCCATACGAATATCAGTTGGGATTAATGGATAGTTATCATAGTTTTAGATTCAACATAAACATGATGCCTAGACAAACAGGTAAGACAACTTGTGCCGCAATTTATCTAGCATGGTTCGCAATGTTTAATCCAGATCAAACTATTCTTATTGCTGCACACAAGTACACAGGTGCTCAAGAAATTATGCAACGTATTAGATATGTATATGAGATGTGTCCAGACCATATTAGAGCAGGTGTTACAAACTACAACAAAGGCTCAATAGAATTTGAAAATGGAAGTAGAATTGTTAGTGCTACTACAACAGGAAACACAGGACGTGGTATGAGTATATCATTATTATACTGTGACGAGTTTGCATTTGTGCAACCAAATATCGCTGACGAATTTTGGACATCTATATCACCTACACTAGCAACAGGTGGCCGTGCAATTATTACTAGCACACCTAACTCAGATGAAGATACATTTGCTACTATTTGGAAACAAGCAGAAGAAAAATTCGATGCACACGGTAACGAACAAGATCTTGGCTCAAACGGATTTCATAGTTTTGTTGCTGAATGGCATGAACATCCGGATAGAGATGACGAATGGAAAGAAGAAGAAATAGGCCGTATTGGTGAAGAACGTTTTCGTAGAGAATATGGTTGTGAATTCTTAGTATTTGATGAAACTTTAATACACAGCATAAAGTTAGCAGGTATGACTGGCTCAACACCTATAATGAATATGGGACAAACACGCTGGTATAAAAAATTATCTAAAGATTGTACATATGCTATTGCACTTGATCCTGCAATGGGAACAGGAGGGGATCATGCCGCTATACAAGTTATAGAAATGCCAACTTATGAACAAGTAGGCGAATGGCGACATAACACTACAGGTATACCTGGACAAATACGTATACTATCTGATATATGTAATTACATAGTTGATCAAACAAATAACCCGCAAGGAATATATTGGTCAGTTGAGAATAATAGTATTGGCGAAGCAGCATTAATTGTTATAAATGATTTTGGAGAAGAGAATATACCAGGACTGTTTGTAAGTGAGCCTATAAGAAAAGGACATGTACGTAAGTTCCGTAAAGGCTTTAATACTACACATGGTACAAAAGTTAGTGCATGTAGTAGGTTAAAAACAATGATTGAAAACGATAAAATGAAATTAAATAGTTTACCATTGATATCTGAATTAAAAGAGTTTATTGCTACAGGAAGTAGTTTTAGAGCAAAACCCGGTGGCACTGATGATTTAATAAGTGCTATTCTATTAATATTAAGAATGATGACTGTGTTAAAAGATTGGGATCCTCGTGTATACAATACCTTTAATACTGTTGATAATGACCCCGAATATCAAGCGCCAATGCCTATCTTCATTAGTAGTAGTTATTGATAAATACTTACATGAAGGATCTTACGTACATAGCAGATGAACTATTCAACAAAATAAGAGGACGCTTTCCGAGTGTCACTATTGGCGATAGTGAAGGCAAGGTTACAAACAAGCCACAAAATGCTAGATTTTATGATTTCGACTTCCAAGAAGGCACACAAAATTTAGGCAAAATTAGTGTTAATTTATTAGATGATAAAATTTCACTAATGTACAGCAATGATGTTGTCGAAAACCAAGACGAAATAACTAAAAGTAAATGGTACGATTTTTTAAAAGAATTAAGAATGTTTGCAAAGAAAAGATTATTAAATTTTGACACAAGAAATATTAATAAAAGCAACCTAGATAAACGTGATTACAAATTCTTAGCAACAAACCGTCCAGGAGAAGAAATAATGAGCGAAGCAAAACTATACGGTACAAGCAAGATAAGCTATCAAAATATTGGTGAAGCAAGACTTGTACTAAAACACAGTCAAGCAGTTAACCAAGAAGTACCGTCAGGTAGAAGTCAACATGTAGAAGGTATCTATATTGACAGCCCACAAGGTGAAAGATTTAAATATCCGTTTAAACACATAAACGGTGCAAGAGCATTAGCAAGACACGTAAGTGAAGGTGGTACTGCATATGACGACTTTGGTAAACATATTACTAGTTTAAGTGAAGAACTTTATAAACTACGCAAGTTCAAAAATTACATGGGTCGCTCAAGTGTAATGGCTGAAAGTCTAGCTGGTTATGTAGATGTTGTAAAAGAACGTATTGGTACAGTCAAGAAAACAATAGAAACACTTCAAAAACCTAATGCATATAAACAAGCATTTGAGTCATTTGAAAATACAGTGTTAGAAGAGGTACCTACAGACGTAGCGGAAAACTGGATTGATCAACTTACAATTAAACAATTTAACGAAGAATTAAAAGATGTGTTCCCTTACATTTATAAATTAGTAAGTGAAGCAACTAAAGCAAAACAATTAGGTCCTGAAGATTTAGATGAAAGCGAAAAGGACGAAGAATTTAAGCCACACATGATGTATGATCCTAAGACAGGAGAAGGCAAAAAGGCTAACAAAGAACAAGACCATAAAGATCTAGCTAAAAAAGGTTGGACACACGATAAGCCTAAAAAAGTTAAAGAAGCAAAGAAAAATTGCGGTTGCGGCCAAGACCCATGTATAACATACGGTAAAATTAAAGAGATGGATGAAATTGAAAATTCATTTGAAGCACTAATGGGCCAGTTTGCTGAAGGTATGACTAAACTTCAAGCAAGCAAATACCATTGTGAAGATTGCGGCGATTCAATGCACAGCCCAACTACAGATTGTTCACATGATTGTGATGACGAAACAGGTAGCTGGTGGAAAGACAAAAACGGCAACGGTGTTCCAGATGCTATGGAAGGCAACAAGTTTACAGCTGCATTAAAGAAAGCAAAAGACAACGACGATGACGAAATGGACGTGGACGGCGAAAAGATTCCAGTAACAGAATTTGTTCTTTCTATGTTTGATAGACATAGTGGACAGTTTCCAAAAGGTGAAACAGCAATTCTTACAGCAGTTGAAAAAGACTATGGTGAAGAATTTATTAATCCAGCAAAAGCATTTATTGAAGCAATAAACGAAAAGTATGCTCAATTTGTAGAAGCTAGTGTAGGAGATACAGAATACGGACGAACATCTGTAGATGCACAAGGTAATCCAGATGTACTTGCAATAAAGAAGAATATGATTAAAGTTTTTGGTGTAATTCAAGATGACCCACAGAAACTTATGAAATATCTACAAAATCCAAAAGTATTAAAATTCTTACGTAGCTTACCTAAAGATGATGAATTTGCTCTAGCAGTAGGGCAAAGAATGAATGATATTAGAGGTGTTGGCAAATATGAGCCAACAAAAGAAGACGGCACTGTAATGGAGCCAACTGTTGATCAAGATGAACAGTTTGGCGAAAGTAAGGCCACAAAAGAAGCACAAGATATGATGAGATTAGCAGGGCTATAAGTCCTGTTATAAGTTTTTATGTATTTTCTTTAAAAAAACACTTGACAAACGTTGTAGTATAGTATATAATAATAACTGTGCTACAAACAAATAGGCACTAACACAACCATAAAGGCATATATAGGAGGCATTAATTATGGCATCATTAGCAGAAATCAGAGCTAAACTTAAAGAACAAGAAACACGCACAGGTGGTAATTCAAACTCACCAGGCGACAACGCAATTTACCCATTTTGGAATATGAAAGAAGGCGAGAACGCAGTTCTACGTTTCCTTCCTGATGGAGACGCAGATAATACTTTCTTTTGGAAAGAGCGTTTAATGATCAAACTTCCGTTCGCAGGAGTTAAAGGTCAAACAGATTCGCGTCCAGTACAAGTACAAATTCCGTGTATGGAAATGTACGGCGAAACATGTAACATTCTTAACGAAGTACGTGCATGGTTCAAAGACGCAAGTCTAGAAGACATGGGTCGTAAATATTGGAAAAAGCGTTCATACATTTTCCAAGGATTTGTAACTGACAATCCGTTGACTGATGATCGTACACCTGAGAATCCAATTCGTAGGTTTATTATTGGTCCGCAAATTTTCCAGATTATTAAGCAGGCGCTTATGGATCCGGATATGGAAGAATTACCAACAGATTATACTGCTGGTGTAGACTTTCGTCTAAACAAAACATCCAAAGGTGGATACGCAGACTATAGCACAAGTAATTGGGCACGTAGAGATCGTCCACTAGGTGATGCAGAAATGAATGCCGTAAACTCAAACGGATTATTTAATCTAAGTGACTTCCTCCCTAAACACCCAGGTGAGATTGAAGTTAAAGTAATGCAAGAAATGTTTGAAGCATCAGTAGATGGTGAAGCATATGATATGGACAGATTTGGACAATATTTCCGTCCTGCAGGCATGCAAGCACGTACAGGTGATCCAATGAAAGCGGCATCACCACAAGCGACTGCTACAAGTCAAAGTGCGCCAACACCAACACCAACACCAACACCAGAAGCGGCTCCTGTAGCGGCTCCTGTAGCAGAAGCAACACCAGCGGCACCAGCGGCTGAAGCGGCACCTGCAACTGGTGGTGATGCACAAGACATTTTGTCAATGATTAGAGCAAGACAATCATCACAATAATAAACAATTACTCCTAGGCTTAATACCTAGGAGTTTACTTTAACAAGGAGAAACTATGGCTAAATCTTTTGACGTTAGTAAGTTCCGTAAGGACCTAACAAAAAGTATAACAGGTATGAGTAGTGGCTTTAACGATCCTACAGATTGGATTAGCACAGGCTCATATGCACTCAACTATCTTATTAGTGGCGACTTCCACAAAGGTGTTCCGCTAGGTAAGGTAACAGTGTTTGCAGGAGAATCAGGCGCAGGTAAAAGTTATTTCTGTGCAGGTAACATTGTAAAACACGCACAAGATCAAGGTATTTTTGTAGTATTAATTGACTCAGAAAATGCACTTGATGAATCGTGGCTACAAGCATTAGATGTAGACACAGGAGAAGATAAACTTCTTAAACTAAACATGTCAATGATTGATGATGTTGCTAAAACAGTATCAACATTTATGATAGACTATAAAGCAATGGATGCAGAAGAACGTCCTAAAGTATTGTTTGTAGTTGACTCACTAGGTATGCTATTAACACCAACAGATGTTGATCAGTTTAACAAGGGTGATATGAAAGGTGATATGGGTCGTAAGCCTAAAGCACTAACATCACTTGTACGTAATACTGTTAACATGATTGGTAGTTACAATGTAGGACTAGTATGTACTAACCATACATATGCATCACAAGATATGTTTGATCCAGATGACAAGATCAGTGGTGGACAAGGCTTTATCTATGCATCAAGTATTGTTGTTGCAATGAAAAAGATGAAACTAAAAGAAGATGAAGCTGGTAATAAGATCAGCGAAGTACGTGGTATTAGAGCAGGTTGTAAAGTAATGAAAACTCGTTATGCAAAACCGTTTGAAGGCGTACAAGTAAAGATTCCATACGAAACAGGTATGAATCCTTATAGTGGTCTTATTGAACTGTTTGAAAAGAAAGACTTGTTAGTAAAACAAGGCAACAGACTCAAGTATATCGATCTAAAAGGTGAAGAACATCTTGATTATCGTAAGGCATGGATGACTCCAGAAAAGATGAATCTTATTATGTCAGAATACGATGAAAAAACTAACCCTGTGGTAAATACCTCGGAGATGGCAGATGAAATTGATGAAGCCATTGAGGAAACAATAGAGGAGTAATAGTTGATGGACGAAAGCCAAATTGTAGATCTATGGACATTATTTAGAGAATATCTTGATAAAAAACAATCAATTGAAACTCTAGCAGAACGTTTTGTTGACATGTTAGCCGACTACGGTACATCAGACGAAGCATTAAGAAATGCTTTAGGTAGTGATAGTTATCTTGACGTTGCAATAGGTTATTATCTAGACTTAGATAGCGACTTGTATGATGATGACGACGAACATGAGGATAATTATTAATGGGATGGTATTCAGAAGTTGCACGATCTATTTCAAAGATTCCTAATGCTATACAGTATTTTGAAGACGAATTAGTAGATGCAAGAAAAGAAGTTAAACTTTACGGAAATGTAGAACGTGCGGCTTCTGAGATGCCTGGCATTGTTGAACATAGATTTAATCAGCTACAAGAAATCGAAGCTATATTAAACTATTTAAATATTGAGCTACGTAGGTTACGTAGCTCGTTTTTCAAAAAATATTTAGAAAACTATCAACGTGCATTGTCTAGTCGTGATGTACAAGTATATGTTGACGGCGAAGCTGACGTTGTTGACTACGAAAAGATTATCAACGAATTTGCATTATTGCGTAACAAATGGTTAGGGTTACTTAAAGGACTTGATCAAAAACAGTGGCAGATAACGAATGTTGTCAAACTGAGAGTTGCTGGAATGGAAGATGCATCAATATGATATTTTGGATAGGATTCACAGTAATGGTGTTGAACGAGGGCTTTGTTATTATGCGCCACGTTCATCCTTGGTTTGCAACTAAGAGAGATCAACTAATTGCAAAATATGGTAGTAAGTGGAAGAAGTTCCACGCAACACTTGACTATGTATGGATAGGCGGAGTTAGTATAGGAATACTAATTGATTTTTCTAATTGGAAATTTTATGCAACTGTATTAGCAGTGTTTTGGGGAATAGTTGCAGTATTTGTATATCTACCTTTACTAATTAAAAGACTTACTAAATGAAAATAAATGAGTGGGCAGATAATCTAAGTCTTATAGATGAAGGACATGATAAGTTAGCATACCTTGTTGAACTAGCAAGGAAAGAAACTAGTTTACCAGCAGAGCTACGAACAAAAGACAGATTAGTGGACGGATGCATGTCACAAATATGGATAGATGTAGGTGTTGTAGAAGATAAAGTAAAAGTATATTACGACAGCGATGCAATGATAACAAAAGGTATTACAAGTATTGTTGCAGATTGTTTCTCAGATATTCCAGTTGCAGAAGCAAAGCAACTTACACATGATGACTTTCAAAGTTTAAACATTGCACAACTTCTTACGCAACAACGTAGAAATGGATTGGGAAACCTTATAGAAACAATTCGAAAAAAAGTGCATGTGTTGTGCTAACGATTAATTAAGTCTTCGTATAGTCTGTTAAAGTGTTGCTTACGTAACGGACCTTTAAAATCAATTAATATATTAGTAGGGTTTTCTTTTAACCCACCGCCCTTTTTTAATCCCTTGACATAACGTCCGTATTGAAAGAACTTAACCTTAAGTCCTTTAGACTCATATATTTTAAACCTACTAGAATAATCTTTTTTAAACATATCTAACAGGCCGTATTTTTTTAACAAAACAGTATAGCTCTGCTGGTCGCCGTACCATGTTTTAATTTTCTCGTCTAACTGATGATATATTTTTAAACGTTGTTTAAAGAACTCGTCTATCCTTTTTGCATTATCGTTATTTTTTGCTACTAATACAACAGTATTGTTTACTTGTTCACCGTTCATAAAAATACCTATATCAAAGTTAGGTCCGTGAAAGAAGTTACTTACATTACTACATATAAGATGATCTGCACCGCATAATACCATTAAGCCTTCATTTTTGTATACATATTCTGTATTACTTTGTGTAAGGCTTTGCATTATATTCATGTCATTTAAATTACTACGAAATACATTATCAAAATCTAATGTTGTATGTAAGTCTGTAGCAACTTCAAAAATACCTTGTGGGTTATGTTTCTTATAGGTATTGTACATCAAAGACAATGCATTTTTGTAATCAAAAATGTCATGCATTTCTTTTAATTCATCACCTTCTGATGGAATATTTGCGTCTTTATAAAATGGAACTAAACGTATCATACATATTGTCCTAATACATCTATTACCTTTATAGCATCTACACCTGGATACATAGGTAAACTTAGTTCTGTATTAGCAATACGTTCTGTTACAGGTAAATGTACACCTGTTTTATGACTGTGAAACTTATGTACAGGTATTGGATAATGTATACCTGTTGCAACTTTATCATTAGTTTCTTTTCTTACATTATTTCTATCTTCAACTAGAATAGGATATATGTGATAACTGTGGGTTACACCTTTTTTAGTATAACAGTTATTAAAATGATCGTTGTATATTTCTGCAATTTTATATTTTTCTTCTAGTATATTGCTGTAGTTTTTTAGTTTTATTTTTAAAAATTCAGCTTGTAAATTACTAAGTCTATAATTATATCCTAATGAAGTACTATCCCAGGAACGTAGTTCTTTAAGATGTTCTGAAATATCGTTATCGTCAGTAACTATACATCCTGCATCTCCTAATGCACCTAAGCCCTTACCTGGGTAAAAACTAAATGTACCTATCTTTCCAAATGTACCAACCTTCTTACCATTAAGTGTACTACCGTGTGCTTGGCTACAATCTTCTACTATAGGTATATTGTGTCTATCTGCTATTTCTTTTATAGCAATCATATCGCAAACATTTCCGTATATATGTACTGGTAAAATTGCTTTTGTTTTGTTTGTAATTTTTAATTCAATTTGAGTCGCATCCATACAGTAAGTAAAAGGATCTACATCTACATAAACAGGTGTTGCTCCACAATAGCGTATAGCTGATACTGTTGCTCTAAATGTGTGTGATACTGTTATTACTTCATCACCAGGACCAATACCTAATGCCATTAGTGCCATATGTAAAGCACTTGTACCGCTAGAAACACCAATACAATTTTTGTTACCATTCCATTCTGCAAAGTCTTCTTCAAATGACTCTGTACCAAACACGTAGTTGCCACTTCTAATAATTTTGTCAGAGGCTTTACAAAGAGCATCTATACTATCCATATTAATAGCTTCCATGTCATAAAATTTAATCATATAGCCACTCCATTGGTTTTATACTATTCGTAATATCAGTTAACGGTCTTTCTCTAGTTTCAATACTAGTCATCCACGCCTTTGCTCCGTTGGCTAATGCTTCTGTGGTTTTAGTATGCGGTGTTACTATATCACCTAAACTATTAAAGCTGAAATCTTTATCTATTTCACCTGTATGATATATCTTCAATTTATCATTTTCTAAATCATCATAAACTACACTTGCATCTGAACCGGCTAATATTATCTGTCTCTTTTTTACAGGACTAACCCAATTACAATTTATACATGCTGTAAATTTATTTGTAAATTTTAAATTAATAATAACTTGATTTGCTTGATCATTTACATGCGAATTTTTTACAATATGTTTCTCAGCTAATTCTAAATTAGGATACAAATAATTTAATATACTAGTATCGTGAATTGCTAAATCTAATGCTACATCAACATCTGGTTGAAATAAACCTAAACTTATACGTTGACTGTCGTAATACAACGGTTTACCTATCTCAAGTTTTTTCATTTTAACAACAGCAGGATGATAACAAAATGTATGATCTACAAATACTATTTTATTTTTCTTTACAGCGTATGATTTTAAATCGTAAACTTGATTCAATGTTTCGCACACTGGCTTTTCTATCCACAAGTCTTTACCTGCATCAATGCATTTTATAGCAAGGTCATAATGACTATGTGCTTTTGTTGCAAGTGCTACTGCTTGAACTTTATTGTGTTTAAGAGCTTCTTCGAGCTTATCGTACATTGTAATATCTGGATATAGTTCTAATGCTGCTAACTGCTTTTCTGGATCCTGTTCACAAATTGCAACTAAATTTTTTCCAAAGTTTCTTGCTAAATTTTTACCCCAATATCCGTAACCAACTAATAATATCATCTTAAGTATTTTCCTTGAATAGGCCAACGCCATTCTTTTATTTCATTACGCTTTGCAACTACTACAGTAATCGCACGATTAGGTAAACTTTTTGGAGTTATAGTATTGACATCTAATTCTTTATTTTTTACCCAATAACTTCTGTCTAGTATTTCAAATCCATTCCACTCAAATCCGTCTTGATGTGCAAGTGTACAAAAGTTCCAATATCCGTGATTTAGTTTACTTATTGGAGCTGCTGACATAAACACACCACCTTGTTTAAGTGATTCACATACGTTCTTAAATGCTGTACCAACATTAAAACAATGTTCTAATGTACCTGTATCAATAACAATATCATATTGCTGTTTGTGTTCTTCTGCTAGAGGTTCATTTAGATCAACAATTACTTCGAAACCTCTATGATTTACACCATCAAATATTGTAGGTTCAAATCCTTGTTCTCTAAGTATCCAAAGCATATCAAAAATTTTTGGTAACGATGCTTTTTTATGCCAGGCTCTAATTTCATCTGGTAGCGGATCTTGTGGAATTTTATTTGCAAACTTATTACCATGTAATTCAACTAAAGTATTGTAGTCAACTAAGCAATCAGGATATCCTAAACATAATGCTTTTTTAGGCCCTTCAGTTAGTTGCTCGTCTACAACCTTTTTAAATTTCCTATAATAAAAGTTATCCACACCCATTAAACAATCTCTTTCTCTAATTTCTTTGCAGGATTACCTATGTAAGTTCCTGGTTCTGTTATGTCTTTAGTAACAACTGCACCTGCACCAATTACAACATCGTCGCATACCCTTACAGGCAATAGTGTTGCATTACTACCAATATATACTTTGTTTCCTATACGTGTAGGTAAAAAATCTTTGCTTAATTGTCTATCTTCAAACTTATCATTAGTAAACATTACGCCATGGCCTACAAAACAGTCATTACCTATGTATACATTACTACATATAAAACTATGGCTCTGTACTCTGGTGTTTTTACCTATTCTCACATCTGATTGTATTTCCACAAACGGGCCTACAAACACATTATCATCAAGTGTACACCCGTAAATATTTACAGGTTCAATTATTTTTACACTATCTTTTTTATCTACATCTTTTTGCATATAGTATTTATGTGCGTAGTTAATGGCTAAATAATTTTCACACCAAATTGAATAACTATCATTAAGTAGGTATATAAGTAATAGTATGAAAGTAGTATTAGTTACAGGCGGATTTGATCCACTACACTCAGGGCATTTAGCCTATTTTAAAGAAGCAAAGAAACTCGGCGACAAACTTATTGTTGGTGTGAACAGTGACGAATGGTTAACACGTAAAAAAGGTAGACCATTTATGCCCTTTCAAGAACGTGTAGCACTAATACAAGAAATGGAAATTATTGACAAAGTAGTTGGGTTTGACGATAGCGACGATTCAGCGTGTCAAGCAATTTTTCATACGCTAAGTACACACGGAACCATTAAACTAATCTTTGCTAACGGCGGAGACAGAACTAACACTACAACACCTGAGTATAAAACATACGGAAATCATCCTCTTGTTGAATTTGCGTTTGGCGTTGGTGGTGAAGATAAAAAGAACTCTAGTAGTTGGATACTAGAAGAATGGAAAGCGCCTAAGACTGAGCGAACCTGGGGGTATTATAGGGTGATACATGAATACGATAAACATACAAAAGTAAAAGAACTAGCAGTGCCACCTGGCAATAAACTTTCAATGCAAAGACACGAAAAAAGATCTGAACATTGGTTTGTTGCAGAAGGAACGGCAACTGTTTACACATTAAATGTAGCAACTGATTATGAATTATACGGTACATTTGATCAACATAAAAGTCTACATATACCACAAGGAATGTGGCATCAGTTAGCAAACGAATCAACAGTACCATTGAAACTTGTTGAAATACAATATGGTACTAATTGCGTGGAGGAAGACATTGAACGTACAGCATGATTTTTACAGAATCTATATAGGTTACGATAGTAGAGAAGAAATTGCATATGAAGTTGCTAAACATAGTATACTATCAAATGCAAAAGTACCAAGTAGCATAGAAGTATTGCCTCTTAAATTGGATACACTTAGAGAGAGTGGTCACTATTGGAGACCAATAGATGAACTAGGATCAACAGAGTTTACTTTTAGTAGATTCCTTTTACCAGAATTAAATAATTTTGACGGTTGGGCATTGTTTATCGATTGTGACTTTCTTTTTCAAGCAGATGTAGCAAAGTTGTTTCGATACGCTGATCCTAGGTATGCAGTTATGTGTGCAAAACATGACTATACTCCGCCAGTAGGACAAAAAATGGATGGTAAACAACAGCATCAATATCCAAGAAAAAACTGGAGTTCAATGGTACTATGGAACTGTGGACACCCTAGTAATAAACAAGTAACAAAAGAATTAATTAATGCAGAAGGCACTGAGGGTAAGTTTTTACATAGATTTAGCTGGTTAAGAGACGAAGAAATTGGCGAAATATCATATGAATGGAATTGGCTTGCAGGCTGGTATCATGAACCAGAAGATGGTAAACCAAAAGCTATTCATTATACAGAAGGCGGACCTTGGTTTAAGGATTACCAAAATTGTGAGTATGCTTTAGAATGGATATTAGAAGAAAAGAACTATATAAAGTCAAATAAGAAAGAATCAAAGGCATTTCCAAAGACCGGAACTTGGGATAATTATACAGAGCTTAAAGAAGATCTAATGCAAGCAGTTTTAAATTATAGTGTAGATCCGCATAACTATTTTTTAAAAGACACACTGGAAAACATAAAAGAAAAGGTGGAGAAACAAGCGATGGGGAATAAAGTTGCAGCAATAAGTAGCGAAGGTGGAATTGGCTACGATAAAAAAGGTCTTCCATATGACAATCTGTTAATTAATTTTATACATGGTAGCGGTGGCTATCTAAGTGACTGGGATAGAGAATCAAAAACTACAAACACCTTAGTTATAAGAGGCTTAGGCGGCGGCAGTCGGAAAGCTCTTCACCATTGTAGAGATACAGGTAGGGAATTTTATGCAGTTGATACTGGATACTTTGGTAACGAAAAACACAAAAGGTTACACAGAGCATCACACAACAGTTTACAATGTATGACTCCAATTAAAGAACATTCAGTTGATAGAGCTAAAAAGTTTGGTTATAAATTTAAAAAATTTAAAAAAGGATCTAAAATATTAATTTGTCCTCCAAGCATAAAAGTTATGGATTATTTTGGACAACCAAATCCTAATGTTTGGACAGAAGACGTAGTTAGACAATTAAGAATACTAACTGATAGACCGATTGAAGTTAGATTAAAACCTTCAAGAACTGAAAGAGTAACAACGAAAACAATGCAACAAGCACTTGCTGATGATGTACATTGTTTAGTCACTTATAACAGTATAGCAGCTGTAGAAGCAATGATGGAAGGTAAACCTGCGATCGCATTAGGTCCTAATGCGGCACAACAATTATGTAGTAGCATGTTAAGTGAAGTTGAAAATCCTAAAATACCAACATCAGAAGAGATGGATGCATTTATGGCACACCTAGCATATAATATGTTTACAGAAGCAGAGATGAGAGAAGGATACGCATGGAGACAATTACATGAAAATCGTGAGCTACCTGAGTGGAATCCCACCGAAGAATAATAATTTACAAAAACCTGCAATCTTATATAATTTTATTCATGGTGTAAATCGTTTTGGCGATACTGGTATAATACATACAGGTTACGATATTATAGATAGTGATGTAGGTGTATTGCAAGGCTTTGTACACGAATCAAGTAAAAATATGCCGCACCTTAGATTACGCAAAAACGTAATAGATGCACAAAAAGTTAGAGGTGGTAGGACAGTAATTGTAGATAGTAATCTATTTTTATATGCTGATGCTTCTAACACACACAACTATCTTCGTTATAGTTATGACGGCGTTTTTCCTGCAACAGGATACTATTTTAATGAAGAAGTTGATCCTACAAGATGGCAAAAAATATCAGCTGATCACAATATAAGTCTAAAAGATTATAGAACAACAGGTAAACATATATTACTATGTCTACAACGTAATGGTGGCTGGAGTATGCATGGCATTGATGTAATGGATTTCTGTCATGATATAATAAACAAAATAAGAAATTTTACAGATAGACCAATAGTTGTAAGAGGCCATCCTGGTGATAAAAAAGCAGAACAATACTTAAGATTAAACTATCCAAGAGTATTCATAAGTCCTAAAGGTACTAAGTTACAAAATGATTTGCACGGAGCATGGGCATCAGTAGTATTTAATTCTAGTCCCGGAGTTGCAAGTTTAATAGAAGGTGTGCCTGTTTTTATGATGGATCCTGATCCAGGATATAGTCAATATTCTGAAATTGCAAACACTAATTTAAAACGTATTGAAAATCCAAAACTAAATGATAGACAACAATGGATAGAAAAAATATGTATGAGTCACTGGAAGTTTGATGAATTACTTAGTGGCGAAGCATGGGAGCATATGCGTAAGAGTGTTTACTTACCGGCCCAATAATTTTCTGTTCTATTAACCATTATATCACTACCTTTACTACGACCTAATTCTTTGCGGCCGCCTTTCATGTGATCAATCCATTTACCTAACATAGTATTAATAAGAGGGTGTCCACCGCCTCCTGTTTTAGCTTCTTTTAAATACATTTCTGAAGAGTAATCTAATACATTATTATCTATGTTACGCATTAATTGTAGTATATGTCCAAACACAAAACTATCATGCCATTCTTCTAATTCAAATATACCATTGTTTGCATCTTCATAAAATCTTTCAAATTCTGCTAAAAATTGTTTACACATTGGATGATCGAGATTTAATCCATAGAATCCGCACTCGGGCCAAGTTTGCGACCCTTTGCCTCTACCTACATATGTAATCCATTTTTTATTAGGTAATAATTCTTTAAAATCTTCATATGACCATTGGTTATGTACAAATGTATCTGCGTCCATCCATACTACCCAGTTGTTATAAGTTTCACATGCATCAAATACTGCATAAACTTTGTTAGCAAATCTAATGGCATCCCATTTAAATTCTTTATGGTGATCACGCGGTCTACGTGCTACAATGTCAGGTGGTGGTTTACCATTTGCTTTAGGTACATCTTTCCAACGTTCTTTAAATGCAACTAACTTAGGTAATACTTTATGGTGATCTTTTACAATTACTTGTGCAGGATCTTTAACTAGTGGTTGGCAGTCTTCTGCATATACAACTAGCTTAATTCTTTTATCTACACAATTTTCGAAACTTGTAATAAATCTTTGTCCATATAAATCTAATCCAGGTTTATGAAATGTTGTAACCACAGTTATGTCTTGCATCTTGATTCCTTTGTAAATATACTATAAAGTATTTAAGCATGAAATTCAATCTTTGGACACAATATGGCGCACTAAATTCAAAACCAGTTTTTGAAGCATTTGCTGCGGGTGCAACTTCATTAGGACACCAAGTAGTATATAATTCTAACAGTGGTATAGATGTAATTTGGAGCGTATTGTTTAATGGTAGAATGTCAGGTAATAAGCAAGTATGGGATAGAAATAAAGCAACAAAACAACCTACAATAGTTTTAGAAGTAGGTGGCATTAAACGAGGCACAACATGGAAGGTAGGACTTAATGGGATTAATCGAGACGCTTTTTTTGCTAATAGTGGCAACGATGATACTCGTAGCATACAGTTAGGACTTAAATTATTACCTTGGCAAAAAGGTGAAAATATATTAATATGCGGACAGCATGATAAAAGTCTGCAATGGACAAACATGCCACGTATGAGCAATTGGTTCTTAAATACATATGACGAAATACGTAAGCACACAGATCGACCTATTATATTTAGAGCGCATCCACGATGCAGATTAGAACACATTGAACGAGGTCTTAGATACGTTACAAGACAGGAGCCGCAACACATTGCCAATACTTACGATGATTTTGATATGGGGTTTAGTAATATACATTGCACTATCAGCCATAGTAGTAACCCTGGGATACATTCTATTATCTCCGGCGTTCCTAGTTTTGTTAGCCCTAGCAGTCTTGCTTATGATGTAGGCAATGATATCGACTTTATACATGATATAGAACAACCTTTAAAGCCAGATAGACAACAATGGTTAAATGACTATGCACACACTGAATGGACAGTGCAAGAAATTTCTAAAGGAATTCCACTTAAACACTTGACTTCTATGTTAATTTAAGTTATAATACATGTATGAAACTAGAAAATATCGAAGAACATCTCCAACATCTATGCGGATTTATTACAGATGAGTGTAACTATGACATTGATAAAAATGATCTAAATTTGTTAACTAGTCTTGGTAGACAGGTAGTTAAGGGCATTGCTCTTACTGACAGACAACATGTGTTATTAAAACAAAAATTAATTGCATACAAAACACAGTTTGAAAGCAATGATATTTTTTCATTAGAAGAAACATTAGATATAACAAAGTATCCTTTGAGAGAAATAGATAGAACTAAGTCTATAGAAATTATTAATGACGGTGAAACTAAAATAAAGATAAAGTTTCCGTTTAGTAAACGATTAATATCGTTAATTGAAAAACTTAGAATAATACAAGGCAACGATTATAACCAGGCAAGAAAGACACATACAATCCCTTATACAGACAAAAACTTTTTTGATATATGTGAACTTACAAAATTAAAAAACTTTGACATGTCAGAAGATCTAAAAAATTTACACAAGGATTTATTACAAATGAAAGAAAACCCAAAAGATTTCTTGCCAGGCATATATGGGTTTAAATTAAAAAATTTAAATGACAGGGCAATAGAATATGCATTTAGCACAATAGGTGAACCTAGTAAAGATAACTTACCATTGTACGCTGATAGAAAAGACCAATTAGGACTGCACTATTTTGACGAAGACGATTTGAATATAAGTTTAGATAAACTAAGCGTATTGAGTAAAAAAGTAGTACAACGCCTAAATAAAGAAATTTTTGTAGATGCAAAAAAATATAATGTTAATGACATTGCATCTACAATATTAGAACTACACAGATTTCCTGTGTTGGTAGTGTTACCAAACGAAGACCCATTAGGTCATATGTTAAACATTTATAAAACATTCAACGGCATAATTAGCAGTGATAGATTTTCAGTAATGTTTAGATTAGATAATAAATCAGAATATGAAAAAAGTTTTAATGAAGCTATAAAAGATTATGGCCTAAATAATAAACTTGACAACCAAACTAAAATAGTGTATATTAGTAAAGATAAGTTACCAAAAACACTACTCACAGCAGATTGGCAACCTGACTGTGCGTTGTTATTAGAATCACATTCTGCAACAGGCAACTTAAGACCATATCTGTCTAACTTAGATTTAGTTATACATTATGATACAGGAAAGAGTTCATTTGCAGTGAGGAATGGAATGGAAGATATTTAATGGCTTCATGTAAACTAATAATTGAAGATGAAGTTAACATCAAAATAGAAGGACTAGAAGTTGACGTACGGAGAAAACTTGCGAATTCTCTTAAGTTTGAAGTCCCATATGCACGATACATGCCACAGTATAAACTAGGACGCTGGGACGGAAAAGTTGCTTTCTTTGGTATTGGCGGCACAGGTTACGTTAATCATCTTGATATTGTTAGTGAAGTACTTGCAAAGAACAACGTACAAATAGTTGATATTGATGATAAGCGACATCCAATACAATTAGACTTTACACCAGTTACAGAAACATATTGGAAAGATCAAGGCGTTGTATGGCCTAAAGGTCATCCAGCAGAAGGCGAAGATATTATTCTACGTGACTATCAAGTAGAAGCAATTAACAATTTTTTAAAACACCCGCAGAGCTTGCAACAGATTGCTACTGGTGCAGGTAAAACAATTACGACAGCAACGCTGTCACACATAGCTGAGCCATACGGTAGGTCAATTGTAATTGTTCCTAACAAGTCGTTAGTAGAACAAACAGAAGAAGACTATATTAACTGTGGGCTTGACGTAGGGGTATACTTTGGAGATCGAAAACAACTAGGTAAGACTCACACTATATGCACTTGGCAAAGTTTAAATATTCTTGACAAGAAGCACAAGGACGGTAGCGTAGTATTATCGCTTGCTGAATTCCTTGAAGGTGTGAGCACTATTATCGTTGACGAAGTACACCAAGCAAAGGCAGAAGTTCTAAAAAACTTGCTTACACGCAACCTACGTAACGCTCCAATACGTTGGGGACTAACTGGTACTATACCTAAGGAAAAGTTTGAATTTGAAAGTATTCATGCTAGTTTAGGTCCTGTAATTGGTCAAATTAGTGCAAAAGAATTACAAGACAAGGGTGTGTTAGCAAACTGTCATGTTAATGTTTGCCAGTTAATTGATACAGTATCACACGCAGGTTACCAAGAAGAATTAAAATATCTTGTTACTAATAAAGCAAGAGTAGAATACTTAGGCAAATTATTAAACACAGTAAGTCAATCAGGCAACACACTAATACTAGTAGACAGAATCTCCGCAGGAGAAATGTTAACAGAACTAATACCCAATAGCACTTTTGTAAGCGGAAGTGTAAAAGTAAAAGACCGCAAGGAAACATATGATACAATACGTGAAGGTACTAATGAAGTCATTATCGCAACATACGGAGTTGCGGCAGTGGGCCTTAATATACCTAGGATTTTTAATCTTGTACTCATTGAACCTGGAAAGTCTTTTGTTCGGGTAATCCAATCTATCGGTAGAGGCGTAAGAAAGGCAAAAGATAAAGACTTCGTACAAATATGGGATATTACTAGCACTTGTAAATTTGCAAAACGTCATTTGACACAACGCAAGAAATTTTACAAAGATGCACAGTATCCTTTTACAATAGAAAAAGTGGATTGGAATTAAAATATGAGAATACTTACATTAGATAATGAATGTTTCCTACTTAATAATCTGCCTGACGAATTAGAAGATGATATTAGATTTAGTGTATTGGATAACTCGGACTCTGCTAATCCAGATTTCTTTTTTATTCCACTAATATTTTTAGAATCTTTTAGTAGCCCGGCAATTATAATGGAAATAGATGGAAATGAAATAATGATGCCAATTGATTGGCACATTGCAGTTGGAGATAGCCAAAGCGGAAATGACTTAGAAGTCTTACCACTAACTAGTATAAATGATCGGGGATTTGAGGCATTCCTATTTAATCCATTGTCTAGTTATAAATGTGATTTTGGAACTTTAAAAATAACTAATTTTTACAATGAAGTTAAATGGTACTTCCCAAAAACAAAGAATGGACAGTTACTTAGTGTTCCAATAACAACAGGTAAGAATCCAAAGTGTGCTTATTTTATAAAAGATATAAGCAGACAGAGCGAAGTAATTGATTATGCAGAATTATTATAGAAAGGTATACAGATGAAAGCAGGAAAGATATGGGGTCAAACAGAATTGATCCACGCAAACGGTGTACTAGAGTTTCACCGTATTGAATACAAAGCAGGATACAAATGTTCAGAACATGAGCATCAATTTAAATGGAACGGATTCTATGTTGAATCGGGCAAGATGATTGTTCGAGTTTGGCAAGATGATCAAGGACTAGTTGATGAAACTATTCTTGAAGCTGGAGACTTTACGCAAGTGAAGCCCGGCAAGATTCACCAGTTTGAAGGTTTAGAAGACGGTGTCGCTTTTGAACTATACTGGGCTGAATTTAACCACGACGACATTGTTCGTCGTACAAGTGGCACATCAATAGTAAAGAAAAAATAGGAGAACATATGTTTAATAAACTATTAGAAGGTGTCGATAAGGCACTTGTAACTAAACTAGTTATTTTACACACGCTTGTTATTGCTGTGTCAAACTACTTAGTTACGATTAGATTTGATTTATTTCCAGGTGCTGAATTGCCCTTGTTTGGATCATTTCCACTAGCGGCGGCGGCATTTACATTTCCGATCGTTGTTGTAGCAACTGACCTTACAGTACGTATGGTTGGCAAAGAAGCAGGTAGAGCCGTTGTAGCAATGGCAATTATTCCTGCTATCGTAGCATCGGTACTTGTGCTATTAGCACTAGGTGACGAACATGCATACAGAGTAGGTTTAGCATCAGGTGTAGCATATGCAGTAGGTACAATGCTTGACGTATATGTATTCCAAGCAATTAGAGAACGATCAAATGCATGGTGGGCGGCACCAGCACTTTCAACAGTTGTTGCAAACATTATTGACACATACTCATTCTTTTATGTGGCATTTGCAGGATCGTTGGACGCAGAAGGTAACATGTCCTGGATTGGCGCAAACTGGCACATTGTTGCACAGAACAACACACTAACAAAAATTGTTGTAGGCTTAATTGTATTCCTTCCAGCATACGGTATACTACTACGTTACCTAAACGGCAAGATGTCAGATGATATTCTTGTATTGAAGGATGAAGTAAAAGAAGCGCCTAAGAAGCGTGGACGTAAGCCAAAGACAAAGGCTTAATAATTGTTTACGCAATCGTATATAGAACAACTACAAAAGATGCATAATAGTGCAAGACGACCTAGAGGGTTTGGCGGCTCTATGAAAAATCTTGGAGAGATTGAAATTTTTTTAAAGAAATGGAAACCTCATAGTATTTTAGATTACGGTTGCGGCAAAGGCGTAATAGCCGCTTACCTGCGGGATCAATACCCTGATTCAAAAGTTGATGGGTATGATCCTGCAGTTCCAATTTACAAAGAGGCTCCGAACAAACCTTACGAGTGTATTGTTTGTATTGATGTACTTGAACATATCGAGCCTGCTTATATACACGAAGTATTAGATCATATTAATACATTATCAAATAAATATATTTGGTTACGTATAGATACAATTCCCGCAAGAAAATTCTTAGATGACGGTCGTAATGCACATCTATTATTACATGATAAAGAATGGTGGACAGACTTACTATCAAGAAAAATTAACGGAACAATAGTTTATAATACTTTAACAAGAAAAGGAAAAATAGACATTGCAATCGAAAAAAATGATACCAGGTGAAGCTCTAATATACGAACGGGTTGACAAAACTGTATATGCAAGGTATGCAAACAAACCAGAAATAAAAAGATGGATTATAGGCGGCGATCCATTAGATGTAGCAAAAAAACAGGGCAAACTTTTTGATTATAGCATGTGGCAAGACATGATGGAAGAATCGGAAAATAACACAGTATTAAAAAACTATCTAACGAAAGCACTAGAGGCTTTCTATATAACAAAGGACAAGAAGGGAGAATGATATGGCGACATGGTTGGTAATAGTAATCTTTGCTTTGGCACCTGGAGAAAACTTTAGTGCCGATAGAGATATGTATGTGTTCACAGAACCATCACATAATTCAAAAGAAGAGTGTTTAGGCTCTACAAGTGATCCTGAAGGAATTAAAATGTATATTGCAAAATTATTTATGGAATATGGCGAACCTAAAAAAATTCAAGCAGTCACTTGTGTAGAAAAAGAAGAACTCAAGAGAATCTTAAATGAGGAGAAGATAATATGAAGTGGGCTATAGTTTTTTATGCTCTATTTAACGTAAACGGAGAACAAGTTGAACATATAAGTTGGGGACTTACTTTCCCACATCACGAAAATTGTCTAACATTTTATGATAAAAATGAAAATAAAATCTTAGGAGGTTTGAATGATTTTGCAAAGAATAATTTGGATACTGGTGCAATACTAAAAGAAGTTGGATGTTCTCATGCAACAGCCGACTTTGATGGCACTTCAAAAACAGCCATTACATCACTCAAAATGCCTGTATGGCAAGGGGAGCGTATATGAATTTATTTCAAGACGGCGACTTTACAAGTCACGCAGGATTGCCACTCAAGTGGAAACTAGAGTGTGATGCTATTACAGACGACGAATGGCGTTGCCTAGCAAAAATGGTTATGGATTATCAAACTCGTCCTTTTTATAAAGCAGTTGGAATTCCTAGAGGAGGCCTTAAATTTGCAGAAGCAATGAATGAATATGCAAGTGGTAACGACACAGATCAAATTATGATCTGTGATGATGTGTTTACTACAGGTACAAGTATGTTAGATTTTATTAAAGAAGAATATCCAATGTGGTCTATGGGCCAAGGATATCGTTGGGTAGCATTTGCTAGAAAGCCTAGCAACGTAAACCCTTATCATACTAGAGCATTATTTACAATGCCAAATGTTACTACTGAGGAATATAAATGAGAATTATAGCAGGACCGTGTCAACACGAAACAATTGAACAAAGTTTAGAAATTGCAATGGAATGTAAACATGTATGCGACCTATATGGAATTGAATACATATTCAAAGCAAGTTTTGATAAAGCAAATAGAAGTAGTATGCAAGGGCAAAGAGGTCTTGGACTAATGCCTACATTACATGCGTTTGCCGATTTAAAATCAGAAATAAAAGATTTAAAAATTTTAACAGACGTTCACACAGTAGAGCAAGTGCGAGAGCTTGCTGATAGTCCGTTGATTGATGTTTTACAAATACCTGCATTCTTATGTAGGCAAACTGATCTAGTGCAAGCTGCTTGTGCTACAGACAAGATTGTAAATATTAAAAAAGGACAGTTCTTAGCACCTTGGGATATGAAAGGTATACTGTCAAAGACAGATAAAGCTAAAGAAGTTTGGATAACAGAGAGAGGAACAAGTTTTGGATACAATACTCTTGTTGTTGATTTTACCGGTTTGGATTACATGCTTAATAATTATGATACCCCTGTGGTTCTTGATGCCACCCACTCAGTACAGAAACCAGGCGGCAATGGAGATAGTAGCGGCGGCAATAGGGATTACGTTCCTGGCTTATGTCGTGCAGGTAGTGCTTTGGGTATTACAAATTTCTTTATAGAAGTACATGCTGATCCTGATATAGCACCTAGTGATGGTCCTAACATGCTACGCTTGAAAGATTTTGAAAGGGTTGTTGATGACATCGTCCGCTATTCTTATACCAGCTAGATACGGTAGTACACGCTACCCTGGAAAGCCGTTGGTTAACTTAGATGGCGTTCCTATGATAAAACGTGTGTATGACGCTTGTATTGCGTCTAAGACACCAACATATGTACTAACTGATGATGTACGTATTGCTAGTATATTTCAAAATACAAGTGTTATTATAGAAGACACAGACTATATAAACGGCACTGAAAGATGTGCTGGCGCTAGTAAATTAGACTACATGCAGAAGTACGATAAGTTTATTAATGTACAAGGCGATATGCCTGATATAACTACTGAGATGATTGAAACTTGTGTTGGATTATTAGATGAATATCCTGTTTCAACAGTGTATACTGAGATGCCTGAAGAAATGCAAAATGATCCTAACTCAGTTAAAATGGTACGTGCAGGCAATAGTGCGTTATGGTTTGGTAGAGGTATGACAGGTTATGGTGATTGGCACTTGGGTGTATATGGATATACTCGTGATGCATTACAGTCATATATAACATTACCGCAAGAACGTGAAGAAAAGATTGAGCAACTAGAACAACTACGATGGCTAAAAAGTGGTTGCAAAATAGGTTGTTCTAGTGTATACTTTAATGGTATAGAAATAAATGCACCACAGGACGTAATAGAATGGCACAACAAACACTCCCTATAAAAGATATACTAGCCGCTATTGATATGGGCGCAAAAAGTATATGGGACGAAATAACTGATGACGAACGTAAGCAAATTAATTTTTGGTTGTTAAATAGATATGCAAGTAATGTTGGCGGATCTAGAGATGCACAAGAACTTGCTGTGTTTAAGACAAACGAATATTATAACAAAAACTGGAATGTACTAGGAGCCAAACATCCTAAATTACAATGGCAGTTGTTATGTCAATCAGGAAACACAGGTAAAATAGAATGGCACAAGTGGCAAGGTTTTAAAAAGAAAACAACAAACAATAATGGTATAAAATTATTGCTACAAGTGTATCCTAATATGAAAATGGACGAGGTAGAATTACTTGCTAGAACATCTACAAAAAAAGAACTCAAACAATTGGCTGAAGAACATGGTATCGAAAACGCCAAGCTCTAAACCATATGTTTGCAAGTATTGCAATGTTGGTTATACAAAAGAAAAAACTCTTGCGGTTCACATGTGCGAGAAAAAACGTAGAGCTTTACAAAAAGATGAACGTCGAGTGCGATATGGATATTATGCATTTCAAAGATTTTATGAACTCTCTATGAATACTAAGAATACAAAAACATATGAAGAATTTTGTAATAGTCCTTACTATAATGCCTTTGTAAAGTTTGGTAGTTTTATAAGCAATGTAAAACCATTATACCCAGAAAAATATATAGACTATGTTGTAAGATCTGGTGTTAAACTTGATCACTGGTGTAGAGATGAAATGTATGAAAAGTATGCAATTGAACTTATACAAAAAGAAGGAGTTGAAACAGCATTGGAACGTAGTGTAATGACTATGATGGAATGGGCTGATGAGAATACTCCTGCACCTTGGAATCATTACTTTGAACATGTAAGTTTGAATAGAGCAGTATGGCATATTAAAGATGGTAAGATAAGTCCTTGGTTATTACTAAATTGTAATAGTGGTAAGAATATGTTAAGTAAATTTAATGACGAACAACTAGCAATGATATTTCATATAGTTAATCCATCACATTGGGCAATCAGATTTAAAAGACAATCTACAGATGTAGATCTTGTTAAAGAGGTTGTAAAGGAAAGTAATTTATGAAACACACTAAAATAACAGACTTTATATATAATTTTGAAAATGTATTACGCAGAGATACATTTTTTACACTGAGTGAATTGCTAACGAACGCAGAAGGATACCATGTAAGTGATGTACGTCCTGGCAATAGCAAGATGACTGTAAAAAATGAATTAGTGTTTGGACTGTTAGCACACATGAGAGAAAAAGTATTTGAACAAATACCTGAGCTACAACAAGAAGGCTTCGGCTGGCAGACACTAGACTTTCAATGGTGTAACGCATTGGCAAAAGGTCCAGTTAATGAAGCACATTGGCATACTGACGGTAAGCCTACTGAACTTATGATTGTGTTTTATTTTCATCATACATGGAGAGAAGATTGGAATGGTTGTTTACAATTTGACAACACTGACATTATACCTAAACCTAATAGTTGTGTTGTTTTTCCTGCAAACATTCATCATAGAATACAGCCGTCAACATTAGATGCAAAAAGTTGGAGGTATAGTGTAACGTTTCCTACAACAGTTACTGAACAACCTTGGAAAATTGATTGCAATAAAATTAACAAAAAACTAAGCGAACTACCATATGCCAGATATTGATATAGATTTTGCAAATAGAGATATTATTCTAAACGAAGTAAAACATCGTGTGGCAAAATTAGATACAGGTAAAAAACATAACACAGGTGTGTACGCAACAGAAATTCCGCACAATCCTGTAGACAACATAAGTACTATTGAACACAAGACCGCAGAAGAACGCGGCTATTTCAAACTAGACTTTTTAAACGTAAGCATCTATAAAGATGTAAACAACGAGCAACATTTAACAGAATTAATGGAAAGGAAACCACTATGGGAACTATTGGAACACAAAGACTTCTCAGACAAAGTATTTCATCTAAACGGGCACAACGAACTGTTGAAGCAATTGAAACCGTCATCGGTAGAACAATTAGCAGCAACACTAGCAATTATCCGACCAGCCAAAAGACATTTAGTAGACAAAGACTGGCAAACAATAATGAACGAAGTATGGTTAAGACCAACAAACGGTGAATACTTTTTTAAGAAGGCACACGCATTTGCTTATGCTTTATCCGTAGTAGTACATATAAACTTATTGTGTGAAAAATTTAAGTCTTAGGTGGTTTTCTAACTAACTGTACATTCTTACGTTTAACTCTTCTAATAGCTAAATTAGAAATATTTACAGTAGGTCCTATTGTAATTTTTACATCTTTACTATTCATAGTCATCATTGCATAGTTAAGTCCTGATATTTCTCTACGTAGAAATATATTAATAGGAATCATTCTATTTGATTCCCACCACCATGCATCACCTAATTCAAGTAATTTCTTTTTGCTTTCTTCTGATCTAAGTGCAGTATACACATACATTGATGTAATATACTGATCTTGGTTGGCAATTATACCAACATATTCGTTACCACCATATGTAACGACACTAATAAAGGGATAATTTTTTTCAATATCTTTTAATAACATAAATTCTCTAATAAGACTAATAAATACAAGTATGCAGCTAACACCTAGATATTTAGTCACAAACAGAATTAACGTCCTCGCTAATGAAGCAGGACACATAACGGAGTATAGACCAATGTACCAGAGACATTTACAAGTATATAGAGGTATTGATAACAAAGTACAATTTAGATTATTAAATGCCGATCAAAGACCAATTAGTACAAACGATAAAACACCTGTATTTGTAGCATTTGACGAAGCAGATACAATGCTATTTGAAAGCGACTGCACAGTATCAGATGATGGTAGTAGTACAACAAGAGGTCTGTTTGAATTTACAATTACTGAATCTTCGCTACGTAGTGTTAAATCTCAATATTTAAAGTATCACATATATTTAAAAGATACTACTACTAATGATAAAGAAATAACATACAGCAATACTGGGTTTGGTAATGATGGTGTTATGTTTGTTAGTACTGAAATGTATCCTGGACCAAAACTAAGTATAAGTGTTCCTGCATTTTATGAATCAGGAGATGTTGCTGGTGAATATATAACAGGTGGGATAGTTGCAGAACCTGCTAAGAACGGTAATGAAGCATTACATACTGCTTCAATTTACACTACTGAATTTGTTGGCGATGTAGTTATACAAGGCACACTCACTAACCAACTAGACGGTATGGCTGAGAATTGGGCTGATATAACAACTATAACGTTTGACGGAACTGAAACAGAACCTGTACCAAGTAATTTTACAGGTGTGTTTAACTTTTTACGTTTTAAAACAACAACAGTACCTACAGACAAAATAACAAAAATATTGGTAAGAAACTAGTTGACTTTCTAGTCATTTGAACGTATACTATAT